TTTATAAAGGGCTGTAGAGAAAGCATTATTTAGATTTTCAACATCTGACATGATAGTATTTATTCATCTAAAATTTTAGTCATACTGTTAATCATTTTTAGCTGCGCTTCTTTTATTTCTTGTTCTCTTTCTTCATTTTCAACTACCATTCTTGATTCATCTACATTATCATCAGCTGGTTTTTCTGTAGGTGGTTCTTCTTTAGAAGGCTTAGAATCAAATTCGCCAAACTCATCAGTTTCATCAGGCTCATCGGCAATCTCTTTATCGATTCTTTCAATATCTTCATCTGTCTGACGTAGAATATTATTTCTAACCCATTTTTCAGAGTAATATTTACCAACAAACTCTCCAAGAACATTTAATGTTTCAACTCTCTCACGCAGAATCTCAGATTCTTTTAGCTCAGAGAAATAATTGTCTTCAACATAATCAATAGAAACTGAATCTTCAATCTCATTCCATTCACTCTGTTTAATAATACCCTTTAGAATTAATTGTATTCTCAAAGCATCGAGTAATAGGAAAGAGAAAGCTTTTCTTAATCGATTTACAAACTTTTGGAATTTGACTTCATCACGAGATACTTCGGTAGCTCTACCAAAAGTGTATTGTGTTTCGGGGTCTAATCTTCCAATCGGTACATTTAATGCTTTATAAAGTTTTCTTTGGAAGAAAACAACGTCATCAATTTGACCAAGATTTTCACCCCCAGGCAATGTAGTAATTTCTGTACCTCTACCGCCTTCTCTACGTGGCATATAGAAATCTTCGAGCATTGACATATGTCTTGTATCATCTTTAATGTCACCAGTGTTTGAATCATACACTAGTTTATTACGATACTTTGCCATTACAGATTGTACATATTCTTCTGCTTTTCCTTTTGGAAGGTTACCTACATCAATATAAAAAATTCTTCTTTCTGGTGCACGAGATAGTCGATAGATAACAAGAGCATCTTCCATCATACGCAATTGATTCACAAGCTTCATTGCTTTGTGTAGATGAGAAATTACTTTTTCGTTTGACGAATCAAATATACCTGATGGACAAGAAATAATTGCATCTGGCGCAATCTTAATACCAGCTGTTTGAGAAGCAGCCGTGCCGCCTCCACCAATTAAAGCGTTACCTTGATTAACACTTTCTTCTGAATAAATGTAATATTCAGCAACGGTTTTTGGAATTTTTATTTTAGTCTTGGGATCAAGAATTTTCTTAATCTCTTTTACTTTTCTTAGGTGTAAAGGATTAATTTGACGTAGCTCGCGAATACCTTTATTCAAACTACCTTCGTCAGTAATTACATGAAAATAAACTCTACCATCAACATACCACTCTCTAAAAATATCTGAACCTTTTCGACTAAACTTATATAGTCTACACACCCTTTCAAACTCTTCTGTCATCTGCTTCTTAATCGCATTAGGCAATTCTAAATCTTGCATATTCAAATCAACAGGTGTTGATGTATCATCAGATACAATTGCGGTATCAACTATATCATTGATTGCCTGTTCACATTCAGGTTGTGCTGCAGACTCTCGATATTTAACAATTAAATCGTGGTCCGAAGATGCGGATGTACCATCGATGTCTACATATTGACCATAATAACCACCGACCGTTACAGCAGTAGCACCTTCTTCGTCTCTTTTGGGTGCAAATGATTTTAGTTTAATATCAAGTTTATCTTCACGAGACCCAACTCTTTTTGTTATATCAGAGCCAAATAAATTTTCATAAGAAATCTTTTCCATAATACTATTTATACAAATAAATGCGGGCCCCTAAAAAGAGACCCGCATTGTAAATAAGTAACTTATTAATTAACTGGTAACGCCAGCCGCTTCCCAATACTGATAAGCAAACTCAACTGTATATTCTTCAATTGTGTCTGTTGTATCGTATGAGAGGTCAATGCCTGCAACATTCACAGGGAATGAACCACGAAGATTAATCGTTTTGATTACTTCTTCTTGGCGATTCAACTGCTCGATAATTAAATCAGACTGATAATCAGCTGGATTTAAAATACCAGTTCCATTACGGTGTTCATTAATTCCGTTAGCCCAACGTTCGAATGAATTTCGAACGGTAAAACCGTCTTCATTAATCACTGTAATAGTCCAGTTTTCGAATGTTCTGTCACCAGCAACTTTTAACTGTCTACCTCTGAAAGGTACATCAATCTGTCCAATAACAGATGATGGTAACTGTGCTGCCTTACATAGGAATGAAGTCAGCTCAGTATTGCCTCCGGCATAGCCAGGGAAATTAATTGTTGCTCTAAAAAGGTTGGGGCGTGCGCCTCCACCTGATAGTTTTGCTTTTAGGTCGTCTACTTTTAAACTCATGTTAGTTTTTCCTTTCTTTTATTTATAAGATTAACCGTTAGATAAACCGGCGACTTCTGAGAAATCAACACCAGTTCTAGTAGCGATGAAGTTCAATGTGATGAAGTTAATAGAACGTGCAGGTTTAATGAAGATATCAGCCACAAATCTATTTGTGTCAATTACTTCTCCTGTATTGTTTGTTCCATCACACACGACTAGGAAATCTGTAATACCGCGTCGGCCTTGAATATCTCTCAAGAACGGCTCTACAGCGTTTCTAAACGTAGCACGGGTGAACTCATCATTCAATTCGAATAATTGGAATTTAGCAGCAGTAGAAATTGCTTTCTCAAGAGTGATAAACAATCTACGTACATTAATTCTATCGAACGCTGATGGTTTTGACTGTGCTGTTTTGTCTCCGAATAACAGAGTGCCTTGACCAGGGAATGATACCACTGGGTTAACACCTGCTTTGTATAATTCGTCTCTATCTACCTTCTTAGGGTTATATGCCAATTTAGTAACTCCTCTTAATCCACCACGATTGAATCCGGCAGGTGAGAAGAATGGTTCAGCAACCGAATCAGTATTTGCACAAAGACCAGCCATGTGACCATTTGCAGGAATGTATCTAAAGATATCATTATACTTATCGTAGATGTATACAGATGTAGAATCAATAACACCATAAGAACCATTAGAACCTCTATCAGTAATATCATTATTAGCAAAATCCAAAACAGCCTTTAATGCTGCAGTTGAGCTTGCTACGCCTCTAGTAGCTGATAGTGGTGGTGATAAGAATGCAACTGCATCTTTTCTCTTATAAGCAACTTCATGCACTTTATTTTGAATAACTGCACCACTTGCGGCAATTTGAGAGAATAGAAGATTTACATCAATTGTTTCTGTATCGCCAAGAATATCAAGAGCTGCAGTAATTTCTCCTACTGTTAATGATGATGGCGATGAACCATTTGCTAATGTATATTTCTTGCTGAATTGATTGCCTGAACCAAATGGAGAGTTATCAGCTACAGTATCAGCATCGATGCTAGCATTTGTAGCTCCAACGTAATAAACGTACTGTGAAGATTTATTTAATACAGTTGGTAAGAAATTAGCAGAACCATCTGCCTTTTTCGCATCTTTTGTTAAGCTTAATCCTTGATATGTTTCAAGAATTGTATTTGCTTCAGCAGACCAGTTACCAGCTCTATCAACAATAGCAACGTGAACTTCATCAAGATCAGGTGCAATATCAAAAGCATTGACAACTGTTCTTTCTATGGAAGATGAAATTAACGCATCAGCTGATGGAGAAGCATTCTGTTCATCATATTGGTCTTTACCAATAACATAAACATCTAGGCCATTACCTAAATCGCCAGGATATCTAGCAGCAAAGGTTGCTCCAGAAGCAGTAATTGTTTGCTCATCAAAATACGTTTCATTGGGAATGAAGATACCCTGCTTATCAGGTGACTCATCTGATGAGTCAACTGCATTATCGTAATTAGTTGCTGTTCCTGCACGTACTACTCTCAATGCTTCGCCATATCTAAGAAATGAATCAGCTTGAAAATAAGGTTCGCAATAGAGTGAATCAGAACCAGGTTTGCTAAACGTTTTAGCTAGCTGATTCTCCGACGAGATGAGAATCGCTTCATTGAGCGGCCCCCATCTAAAATACCCTGCAAATCCACCAATGGAGGTCGATACTGCCGGTATGACATTAGTTAAGTCGATTTCTTTTACCTCGACTCCAGGTGAGACTTGAAACGCCATAATTTTCCTTTCAGATTTGTTATTTGTTTAATAATAAGTTAAAAATCATTACAAGATGTATTCACTTCGCTTCAACTATTTATAAATATAGGTATTTACAGATTGAGCCAGTCCTTACGCTGACGTATTAATTCATCTAAAGCAGGATTGGAAACATCTGGTGATTGCTTATTATCATTAATAAACCCAAAAGGTAATAGGTCTTCTTCGAGTTCTCTTATCCTATCTTGATATAAAAGAGATTTTAAATCTGTGTCGGCTATATTGCCAAAAGCATCGGAAGAAATAAACCAAGCAAAAAGAACAAGATTCATAACTAAATCGTCGTGGTTATCACCAGATGCTTCATAAGATACTCCTTTTATTTCAAAAGTAGCTAATTCTGAAATTGTGTCGTAGTCAACTATAGCAATTTTATTCATCTCAATTAAGTCTTTGAGATTTGAACAACCGATTCTTTTGACTCTCTTTGTCATTGTAACGCCAACGCCTCCCGCCTTTACAGTTGATTCAACAAAAGTATTTTCGTATTCATATTCGTAATAGATTGCATTACATACTACCTGGCCAACATCATTGTTTTCAACTACAATCAAAGCTTGGTTATATGCTTCCGCAACTTTTACAATAATATCTGGAAAAATTAAAGGTGAAATCATATTATCTCTGAACGTAGCTACTTGTTCAAATTTATCATCTGTAACATCGAATATACAAAACGTAGAATAATCTTGACCTCGCCCTTTCGAAACGTCGACGGTCATAATATACGTATGATCTCTCTTTGGTTTCTTATAATACTTTATACTATTTCTTTCTTCAATAGGTTTAGAGCACTTTAGACCAAGTATTACATTTGAAGATATCTCT